TTGTTACAATTCAAGCAATCCAACTTCGGCGATGTCTCGGCATGGAAGGAAAATGCGCAGGCATGGAGATTGCTTGCGGGAAAAGTATAAAACTTCTTGGATAGCTTTTGGTTATCGAATAAATGAAAGTATAGAGCGTGCTCAGATGATAAGGAGTGAATCAACAAATGGAATTGACCACAGAAACAAAAAATTATATCCGATAGCAGATTGCAACCAAAACGATATTATGAAATGGTTAAATAGAAACAAACTACCCTTAACCATTGAATATTCTTATGATCTGCATGATATAAATATGCCATTCAATTTTGTCTTGGAGTGGTTAAAAATTAATTATCCAGATGACTATAAATTAGCAGTCTCGCAATTCCCATTCTTGGAAGAGGATTTATTGAAGTGGCAAATGAGATAAGTAAATACCAGAATTACGAAACAGTCAACATAAATAGAATAGAAATACTGGATGAATTGCATCGTAAGAAAGATTATGTTCTCACCGTTTCTCAAACAGATGTCGATGAAAAAGAGGAAGTAGAATTAAATATTTTTTTGAACAACGTTAATGCGATGGGAGAATATGATCCGTTGAAACTGGCAGAGGTGAAAGAATTATTTCCCGATTTGAATTTCGAATCAGATTTAGGATTTGATGGAGTTGATTTAAAATTCATGGAATTTAATGATGGGATCAAGCTTACAAATGACGAAGACTCAGCGCTGATACAAAAAACAACACAAGAACTAGAAGCGATAAATGAACGTAGAAAAATATATCGGACGCAAGTAACGGAAGCAGACAAAAACAAGGATGGTGCTCAATGGACAGAGCATAATGACTATTCAATAGCTTTCGTTTTTAAGAATAACAAAGACAAGCGGGATTTTATGGAAAAAATAGGCAAACCGGAAAATGACAAAATATTAAACCTGAATTTCTAAAATGAAAATTTACGTTGAACGACATATTTTTGTTAATGTTTCTATGCTTGATGAGCTTTGTTTTAAATCTAAGAATTTATATAATAAAGCAAATTATGTTATTCGGCAGAAATTTATAGAAACATCAAAGCAAGCAAAAGATGGCGAGCTTGAACGAGCAGAATGGATTAGATATATTCAAATTGATAAAATTGCCAAACAAGAGGATTGGCCTGAATATAAGGAACTTCCAGCGCAAACAAGTCAACAGATTTTAAGATTACTTGATAAGAACTGGCTATCCTTTTTCAAAGCAATCAACATTTGGAAAAAAGATAAAACTAAATTCAGTGGGCGGCCTAAACTTCCAAAGTACAAAAAGAAAGATGGTAAGAATATTGTTATTTTTACTGGGCAGCAAGTGAGATTAAGGGATGGATTTATTCATTTTCCACAAAAGGCCAATTTGTCTTCATTAAAAACAAAAATAGATAAAATTCAACAGGTCAGAATAATACCACAGGCCACCTGTTATGTTATTGAAGTCGTGTATAAAGTCAATCCTGAACAAATTGATGTCGATAAAAACAATATTCTAACAATTGATTTAGGACTTGATAATCTTGCTACATGTGTTAATAATGTAGAGAAATCTTTCATTATCAATGGCAAACCGCTAAAGTCCATGAATCAGTATTTCAATAAACTCAAAGCTTTGTTCCAATCTTATGTTGATAGTAATGGCACTTCTAATCGTATTAGAAAACTGACTCATAAACGAAATATGAAAGTCCAAAACTATTTGCATCAAATAAGTGCTTTTATCCGGAAATATTGCATTGAATATAAGATTGGTACAGTAATCATTGGCAAGAATATTGGTTGGAAACAAGATATTAATCTTGGTAAGAAAACCAATCAAAACTTTGTAAATATACCTTTCGATACTTTAATCAAACAATTACAATACAAATTGAGTGATATTGGAATTGATGTGATTTTGGTAGAAGAAAGTTATACTTCTAAGATTGATCATTTAGCTTATGAATCATTAGAGAAACATGAACATTATCTTGGTAAAAGAATCAAAAGAGGATTGTTTCAAAGCTCAATTGGTAAATTAATCAACGCTGATGTAAATGGTTGCATTGGCATAGGTAGAAAAGTAATTGGCGATTCATTTATTGAAATGATAGCCAATAGAGGGCACGCCTACTGCCCAGTGCGATTTAATGTTGCATGAAGTTTCATTTTAGAAATTTAGGTGAGATATTGTTTGATCTGGCAAAAGGGAAATTCAATCAGCAACTGTTTGCATAAACAGAGGTAATAAAATGAAAGATTATCGGGGTTACAACAAGGAAACAGTGCTTGAGGCAATTAAGGATAGTCGCGGCATAGTGAGTAGAATTTCCAAGAAGCTTGACTGTGAATGGCATACAGCCAAAAAGTACATAGAGAAATGGGAGATAACAAAAACTCACTATGACAATGAGAATCAAAAAATACTGGATGTCGCAGAAGACAGGCTAATTGGTGCAATTGATACTGGCGAACAGTGGGCTATTAAGTTCATGCTGGCGACAAAGGGCCGCAATCGTGGCTATGTCGAAAGGCAAGAAATCGCCCCGACCGATCCGAGCGGTCAATATCCATTTTCGTTTTGCGATTTGGTAAAAGCAATAAATGAAAATAAGCGATAAAGACATAGCTCTTTACAATTCATATAAATCTGATTGGAATAAGTTCGCAAAAGAGATTCTCGGTGTTAGACTTGACAGAGAACAGCGAAAGATATTGTCAGTTGTTCAAGATAACAAGAAAATATCTGTGAGATCAGGTCATGCAAGAGGAAAAGACTACATTGCTGCAGTGGCTTCGTTATGTTTCCTGAATCTGAATTATCCCAGCAAAGTGATAAACACAGCTCCGACCGGAAGACAAGTTATCTCGATTATGATGTCGGAAATATCGAAAATATATCGGAATGCAAAATTTCCGCTTGGAGGGGAAGTTCTTTCGAGTAAAGTGCGAATGGCTGACGACTGGTTTCTGGAGGGATTCAAGGCGGCAGACAAAGCACATGAAGCATGGTCGGGCTATCACAGTCCGAATATTATGATAGTGATTACAGAGGCAAGCGGAATAAATCAAGACACCTATGATGCAATTGAAGGATTATTGACTGGCAATAGCAAGTTACTCTTAATCTTTAATCCAAACAGTACCACAGGGGAAGCATATAGAAGTACTAAAGATCCGCAATACAAGAAATTCAAATTGAACTGCATAAAAGCGCCTAATGTCCGAGTTCGAAAAGAACTTATTCCCGGTCAAGTAAACTGGGAATGGGTCGATGACCATGTAGAGAAATGGTGTACTAAGATAGACAAGACTGATGTCAATGCGACATATCACGACTTTGTTTGGGAGGGTCAATGGTATAGACCTAACAATCTTTTCATCGTGAAAGTTCTTGGGGAATTCCCGCTTGAGGAAAGCAACAAGCTCATTCCCCTGGCATGGGCAGAGGCGGCACAGGACAGATGGAAAGATAGCATTTCTACAAACAGCAATATCAAAATCGGTTTGGATGTAGCAGGCATGGGCAGGGATGCTACCGTATTTATTGAGAGAAATGAGAACAAGGTTGGAATGCCGGAATCACACAAGAAAACTGATCACATGGAAATAGCCGGGATAGCCAACAATAAACATGGTACAATATTCGGCGATGCTATAGGAGAAGGTGCCGGAGTCATATCTCGGCTTATGGAAATGGGACATGATGTGTTTGCCGTAAAGGGATCAGAATCTGCAAAAGAATTGAAAGATATGACAGGGGAGAGGACATTCGTAAACATGCGGGCATATCTCTATTGGGCTATTCGAGATGCTCTTGATCCGAAATTAGGCGGGAGTCTTGCCTTGCCGCCAGACGATGAATTGATTCAAGAATTGACGGAACCGATATTCAACATCCGGTCAAACGGTAGTATTATAATCGAGGAAAAAGAGGAAATCAAAAAGCGAATTGGTAGAAGCCCGGATAAAGCAGATGCCTTGTCGTTTACATACTATCCTGAACAACAACCGGCAGCAATGGCCTCATTCGATCCGCAATCAGAGTTAAAAAGGAGACGATGGTAATGAATCTAACTCCGCAACCATTTAGGGGCGAAGATCAGATGCGCGAAGATCTGAAAAAGTTAAAAGAAAAGCACAAGAAAGACATGGAAACGCAGAGAGAGCGACTGAAAAACAAGGTGCAAGTAAAAGCGGGAAATCCGATCTATGCTTTCCTGTTGTCTGCAATAGGAATCATTTTATCCGTATGCCTACATTTTTACACCCAGCCGGAAACATTCATTAACCGTTTGATAATCGCTCTGCTATTCATTATATTGATTGGCGGGTTTAATTGGTTATCATTTGTGATTTGGCAAAAGATGAGGGCAAAGTGACCAAGATTTGCACAAAATGTGGGATTGAGATAATGTTGCATGAAGTTTCATTTTAGAAATTTAGGTAATCTAAACAATAACATGAGGGCAAAAAATGAAAGATACATAAACATTTCGAGGGCAGAAATGGAAAAGCATGAAATTCTTAGAGGCTCTATCCAAGACAATAGTACCGGCAAAATTACGTGAGGACATAGCACCTGAATTCGGAAGTTACTCCGGCGATCCAGATAGTGATTCGCATCTGTACCGCAGCCTGACGTCCGGGGCGCGAGACCTGAACGAGTTGCGTTTGGCAAGATCAGCTAATATAGCCTATTGGTTATGGCTCACCAGTCCTTATGCCAAGCGCGGTCTTGATATTCTTTCTGATTTCATCTTAGGTACGGGTGTTGTTATCGAAGCAAAAGACCCAAAAACCAAGAAAGTGTTGGAAGACTTCTGGTATGGTAAACCTTGGTGCTTTGAGCAGAAGGCTAATGACTTTCTAAATGTCCTGCATTTGTTCGGAGAGCTCGTTCTGCCATTCGAGGTAAACACAAAAAATGGCTCTGTTTCGATTGCCTATATTGACCCGGCGAATATTGAAGCAATTACAATCAACCCAAAGAACGCCTTGGAAATGTCTAACTTGAAAGTCAAATCTATTGATAAACCATTCGTGATTATCAATGATGCTGAAAAAGCAGTCGAAGACGGAGTAATTGAAGGTGTATTTCTGTTCCAAATTAATAAGATCGTCAATGCCGTGCGCGGCTCCGGATGTTTGCTGTCATCTATTAATTTGCTGGCATCACTGGATGATTTTCTGTTTGCGGAGATCGAGCGAACGATGATGCTCAGGAATTTCATTTGGGATATAACATTCGAAGGGGCATCTGAACCTGAGATTAGGAAATGGGTTGGTGATGAAGAGAAAAAACCGCCTCGTCCCGGTACTATTCGCGGGCACAATGAAAAGGTTACTTGGAATGCAGTAACACCCGATGTCAAGACAGCGGACTCGCAGAATATCTTCAAGATTCTTTTCAATTCCGTGGCAGTCGGTCTTGGTGTTGCAGAACATTGGC